GACACTCATGGAAGAAGATGTAGTCGCACAAGAATGGGCTAACCAAATAGGGCAACAACTAACAGGACCCTTAGAAATAGTCCTCATGTACAGTCCCACAGCTACCTCCATTACGGTGTTAAAATCTCCTCATGGCGCTAAAACATTACGAGGTGACCTTGACAACTATGTGAAGCTCACATTAGACGCTTTGAACGGTGTCGCTTGGGAGGATGACAGGCAAGTGGTACGCATCTCAGCGGTGAAAGTAGACAAATTTGACAAAGACGACTAAACACACAACAAACTTCGCTGACAAATCGTGGGGCGCACGGTTCGACACGATGGGAGACATAAGCGAAGCGGCGTTTGAACGCAACCACGAAAAATGGGCGCGGTACGGTTTGAACAGACCAGACTTCCCAGTAGCCAGACTCCCATTAGCGACCAGGTACACGCCAGACTACATCCTCGAAGGCAGACATTTCGTGGAGGTGCAAGGATGCTCCCCGCGTGCAGGTATCAAACTTAAAATAGAAAAATATGTCGCAATAGAAACAGCATGGCACACCGTGATGCCTGTGCTATACTTCTTTTGGGACTCATCTCGTAACATGTTCGTAACAGTACCGTTACAAGATCTTAACAAACTAATCAAAAGTGACCAAACAACACTAGGAACTTTCAAGGACCCAGGAATAGAGAAACCCTACTGGCAGTTGAAAACAAACATGTTTGAATGGACACACGATGGCGAAGAAGCGGGAGTGGCCTGAAGATCCAACATCTTCACTATGGGCTAACACAAGAACAAAAGCGGCTTTCACGAACAACAGAGCAATGAACGACCTTGAAGCCCTCATCTCCCTAGCACCAGGACAAACCGTTGACATCCTCCCGATGGAAAACACACACGACCTGCGCGAAGCGTTAGCCGACGCTGTAGACAAACTGTCACCCGAAGAAGAATGGATATTCAACATCCTGTTCATCGCAGGTTTATCGTTACGGCTCGCGGGCAGAGTATTAGGCATACCCAAAACGACGTTAGCTAGACGACGCGACGCTATACGACTGAAACTTTTAGAAGATCTAACAGAAAACCCTGAGGTTAAAAAATGGTTGCACGAAAAGAACGTAAAACCCTCATCGAACGAGTAACAACAGACGGACCTTACACATGGCAGAGTGCCGCTCTCAGAGCCGCTGTGATAATCGACGACTATTACAGACCACGCGACCCGTCAAAGAACACGGCGCTGGTCGATTTGAGAAAATACTTAGACCACATGGTAGACAGACGCGACGGGACATGGTTAGCGTGGGCTTGTTTAGCTGAACGCACGATACACGCAGCGACAGATCACGGTGTCACCTCGTGGACTACAGGCAAAGGCAGACCGCGGGCTAAACAGCTCGTGGGTTTCCTCACAGAGAAACAGAAAGCATACGGGTACGAGAACATACGCCGTTTCGGTCAGACAGGTTTATGGGTCAGGTCGCACGACAAAGTGGCACGCATGGAAAATTTGATAGCGATGCACGCAGACCCAGGTTGGGAACCTTTAGCGGACACGTTTAAAGACCTGATCGGCTATGCGACCATAGGGATAATGTTAGACTTAGGGACTTTCGGGTTGCCCGTCAGCGGGAATGTCACCGATGCAAGCGTCTAACATGTTCATCAACGAAGCGATCCACACTCCGAAACAAGACTGAGCCTCATCGCTACCATCCATTCCAGCGAAATAGGTAGCGACAAGAGCGTCAGCTTCATCGTCATCAAACACTAACAGTAACCCAAGTTTTCCATTAGAGGACCATTTTGCGTGGGTTCCATCATCAGTGTCCAACACTGTTGACGTTGCTTGAAGATTGTCGTAAATTTCTTTGGAGATCTGCCAGCCTTCAGCGTTCAGAAACTCCTGCCATTTTTCTTCAACGTCAACGTTTTCATCCATTGTTATTTAGCTACACGATCCTTAACGAAGGTTTTAGCAACAGACACAGCGGCAGCCAAGCCTGCGATGCCCGCACCCTTCGCTGACGACAAGTCAGCTACAACAAACACACCAAGAAACGACTGGGCGAAAGTCCAAGCCGCTCTTTCTAATAGATCAGTTAAGTTTTTCATTTTCTTTTTTTACTCCTGTTAGCTTTATCATACGCTATAGCGGCAGCCTGATCCCGTTTATATCCTTCAGAGATCAGAGTGCCTATGTTTTGACTAATCGTTTTCTGATCGGAGCCTCGTCTGAGAGGCACTGTCAGTACCTAGGTTTACTAGGTTTACGACGAGCCATTAGTCGTTTTCGTCGAACATGGAACGCATACCGTTACTCATCCGTAACATAGCGTCACCAGTTAACGTACCCAGATTAGCTGTAGGGCGTGTCACACTCGACACGACCACACTCTCAGCTTTAGTGCTGGGAGTAGTACCATCTAAATGTCCGTGCATAATCCCCTACTTTCCAAACGGGCGGCCACCCTGGTTGGCGTTGCCCAAATTAGTGTTCCGCAAATAAGATGCGGCTTTCTTAGCCTTCTGACTCATATCCCACATGTTGAATGAAGATGTAGAGTTGTAAGGCTGCTCATCCTGTGAACCAAACGTTTCCTCAAACGTTCCGTACCCCTTACCTTTTCCCATAATATTTCCTTACTGTATAAACAGGCAGCCGAACGTTTCACCATTCACCACACCCGTAACCTTCAAAAAACCTTGTGTTTCCTGAAATGCTCTGATAGCGTCACCAGTTTTCTTACCGAAAATCCCGTCAACAGGACCTGGATCGAAACCTCGTTCCACTAACTTTCCCTGCACTAAACGCACAGGTAAACCACGGCTACGAGAAGGCCGAGACAAAGGAGTCTTTTTAACCTGCTCGTGTAAATCTTTAAAGAACTGGATGATCGCACCCCAGTCAACAGTCTCAGGAGCCTCAACGACACCCATACCGCTTTCAACCCAGTTGCCTAACCAGTCACCAGGACACGTCGTGTAGCCTTCTTTAGCTTTTTTACGATGCGTTGAAACCCAAAGCCCTTTGCCGAAATGGTACTCAGCGGCATCAACAACTGTTTGTAAAGAACGTAAAGCATTGTCGCCAGGCTTATTAAAACCCCAGCCAGTAAAGCACACGCTGATTGAACGACTGTTCCAACCTTTAGTTCCCGCTCCACGGTTATCCCATCCTCTGCCTTCAAAAATAGTTCCCGATTCGTCTACAAGCCAGTTGTAGCCAATACCATCCCAGCCTTTGCCCATGTGGTGACGTTCAAATGCTTTAACTGCATCTGATCCTTTCGGACCGTTTTGCACACCTGAGTGGTGTATAACTACGCCTGCTACTCTGGCACGGTTGAGTTTATCGAACTTTCCTTTTGGTGGCGGTTGAGCGCCCCATTCTTTTCTTGAGATGTGTTTCATCTATTTATACTCCGTTTTGTCCCGCTAAATCTCTCGGAACCTTATGTCTCGTAGGTCCTGTACGTCTTTGTTGAACTGTCTTTGATCTTCATAAAAAGCGTTTCTCTGCATTTGACGGTCATTAACACGCAAACCACCACCAGCTAACACACTTATCCACGATGTTAACAGACGACGCTGTTTCGATTCTTCATTAGGAAACAATCTTCTTATACGAGACAACACAGGCATGAAAGAATCAAACATAAAAATGTCCCTGTCGCGCATCTTCCACTCGCCACGATTATTCTTTTTAGCTTTCCCAAATTTTCCAAGAATAGGCATCAAACCTGGGATGTTCCCATAAGAGTTAGGGGCTTGCTGGTACCTGCCGCTAAATTCTTGATCCCCGAAGAATTGTTTACCAGCCCACATTTCGAGAGGAGTTTTAATAAACGGAGCCATACCAGTTGCCATTTCACGAGGAGCTTCTAAAGGTTTGTTAATATATTTGGCTAAATCTTTGAAAGGCAAATCAGGCAACGTGTAAACACGCCCACCGTCAGTTTCAAAAGGCAACCGTATACCCAGAGTCTCACCGAAATAGTCGGGAACCCACTTTTCTTCATCGCTGCCTAATTCCAACTCGCCTTTTATCTGCTGCAACCTGCCCCACGCTTCAGGGTTCTTACCTATTGATTCGACCAGAACAGGTAGAATAGATTTCTGCCACTTCCAGAAAGACACCACTCTTTTAATTCCACGTTCAGTGTTAGTCAAATCCGAATAATCGAAATGGTATTTCCTGACCAAATCCCACGCCTCATCCAACGTTCTGCCCTTGTTAGCCATAGCGTCAAAAGCTAAAGCGCCGCGCAACATGAACTCCATTTTTTCGTTAGCGTGACGCACAGCACGGAAACCTTTGAACTGGGCTGAGAACGGGTTCCACGTAGCCCCCAAATTGAGTTCAGCTAAAACATCCTCAACTTCAGACCACGCTTGACCGCCCTTAGCGATACCCGAATCAATCATGTCGTAGAAAACTTCCAACTCTCGTTTAGAAGCAGTGCGACCCACACCGAAAACATTATCCAATCTGACAGTCCCGCCTTTGTTTTTCAAAGCCAAAGCGCCACGCCGCATGTCACCACCACCAGCTTTCATAGCGGCACGAGCCAACGCCACAACCTTAGAGTGCATACCCATCTCAACACCAGCTATCTGAGAGTTAATCCAAGCGCCACCCATACCGTTCCTTAAAATGAAACCAGATGTCGCAGTCGCTTGCGCTTTCCACCAGTTGTGCAACCTGTTGTACTGTTTCCCAAACTCGCCAACAGTTTTAGGGTTGTTTATTCTAGCCGCAGCGTTCATAGCATCCATGAACAGCTCCGCTGAAGAACCCGTGTTAACCGCGGTGTAGTCACCAAAAGCCCTGCCGATAAGCTGATTAGATAACGCTTCGTTGTACGCTTCTTGAAAACCTAAAACAGATCTTCTATCATTCAATATTTTTAACGCTTCGTCGTGACTGTCAGCAGCGGACATCATTCGACCAGTCTGCCCGCTTTCAATAGCCTCATCTAAAGACAACTGCAAACTACGCATCTCATCCGCTAAATCAGTTTCTAAAACATTTTTCAAAGTTTTGTATTCTTCAGTGCTTTCCCCCAAGATTCTTCTCTGCTGGTTGATGATCTCATCCAACTGTCCTCTGCGTTGAGCTATCAACTGTTCTTGAAACTCTATTGCATCTTCTTGAAGTCTCACCAATCTAAGACGAGCAGGGTCTGTTACATCCTGTCGTAACGCTCTAGCATCGTCACCTCGGATACCTGCTTGCCGCATGTCTTTCCAAAGTTTCAACTGATCCTGAACACGACGCTCCGCGCCTTGCAACCATTTCTGATTAGAAGCAAGCAAACTAACGTCACCTTCTAAGGTTTTACTCAAATTGTCAGCTTCTTTATAGATCTGTTCCCACCTTTGGAAACGTTGAGTGGCAGGGTCAACAGATTTCATGTTGAAAGGAGATAACCCAACCTCGCCTTCCAACAAACTTTGCAACCTTTGACCAGCAGTAACAGTCTCATCAGTTAACATCGTTCCAAGAAAATCTGCGTTAGAAGCAGTCAAAGCGTCACCAATGTCTTTAATGGAAGATTCCAACTCTCGGAACAGTTGAGGGTTCTCAGTGCCTACCCTGATTCTTTTAAGAGCGTTAATGACCTTATACAAAGCATCTTTCTGTCTACCTAACTCGCTGATCTGTGTTGCGTAACCCGCAGCACGATCACCTAAACCCTTTTGAACAGTTTTAATAAGAGGATTAGTTTGAGGAAGGAACTGCCCAGGTGTGAGACTTGTAACATCGTAAAGCAAATCATCTAATTGGGATTGAAGCTCATCTCTGGTGCTTAACAAAATACTCATAGCGGGATCGTCATACGCTGCCCCTGCATCAATGATCGCCCTGTTAGCCGCTAACGCCGCTCTGAAAGCCTTCTGCTGCTGTTTACGGGTTTGATTAGACACCCTAGTCAACTGCGTCATACGATTGGCTAAATCACGTTTAATGCCTGTCTGCATACCACCCTTAACGATGATGCCGAAATCTTGCAGATAAGAATTTAACACTGATTCTCTGGAGAACTGTGCCATGCGTTCCACGTAACGTGGGATAACGTCAGCGAAATCGTTACTGAATAAATGCGTGTAATCATCACCCATGTATTGTTTACCAATATTTTTCATCTGAGTTTCGATAGAACCCACTCCCTCAGTGACATCTTTAAGTTCCTCACCGAAAAAAGTTTTCTTATACAATCTCGCAGCTTCATCAGCTCCTAAAATGTTCTCATAATAGTTGTACTGTGAAGGAGTGATAATCGTTCTCCTAGGAATATTACCAACACCTCTAGGTACAAACTCTTTAGCGCCGTTAGCACCCACAATGAAAGCACCCTCATCTGTTAAAAACCTTGCCGAGTACATGTCGCCTATCATCTCGGATAAAAGAGGTTGACCAGTAGCTTCGTTGACTACAGTCTCAGCTTCTTTCCAAAAATCAACCAAATCTTTATGGAACTGTTCACCAGCATTGTTAACAGAAGCAGGCATGGTAGGGTCACCCCACTTCGTGCCAGAAGCTCCCAACAGATCCTCAAAAGGAACCTTACCCTGCTCCGCGTTGCGAGCTATGATCGTCGCTTTATTCATCAAACGTGAACGAACCTTACGGGCAGCCACCTCAGCCTTGTTAGTGCCACGCTCCATGTAGATAGCCCCCAAAGCCAAATCAGGATCATCACCTATCTTTATGGCACGCATAGGCTGACGAGTGTTCAAAGCCTTATCAACACTTTGCAACATGCCCCGTTGTGTAGCCCACCTTAAACCCCTACCAGGTGCAGCAGCGACAGCACCAACCATTTTAGACGACCAAGGTAAACGCAACCTCAACTCAACAGGGAGTTTAGAAGCCATCGTCGCGGCTTTACGAATCTCAGGACTCATCTTGTTTAACAAGTTTTTAGCAGCAGCGTCTTTACGACGCATCAACCCCATAGCTTTCTGAATCTCAGGAGCATTTTTTGTAATAAGATTAGCTTCCTCGAAAAGAAAATCAGCTTTCTTAATCTGACCTAACCTTTTCTTATCCAACCTTCTACCAAGCGCACCACCCGACAAGACATCTAAAGGCTTCTCAATAACTTTACGACCCAAACGACCAGTACCAGGTAACGTTAAACCCATGTTGGGTTTGATACCCAGTTCTTTCAAACCTGTTTTACCAGCAGAAAGAACACTCCTAGATTTCCTGACCCTCTCAGACGCTTCAAATAGCTCTTTAGCTTTCTTAGTGTTACCCGCTTTTTTAGCAACAGCCTCAGCTTTCCTTAAAGCAATTACCACATCGTCAGCTTTAGCTAACCTTGCTGCCACGCCAGCACCACCAGCGTAAGTCAACGGGTCGAAAGCAATATCTAAACCTGTGCCTAAAATAAAATCTAAAGGACCTGGAAGATCGACACCTATGTCGCGCATTATCTCACCAAACAAATGGTTGTCTTTGGTTTGTTTCCACCAGTCTGACGGGGAGAACCCTTCGCCTTGAAAAACGTCTACAACTTCTTGAACTGTTGAAGCGATCGCAGCGCGGGGTGTGTCTATAATGTCGAGAAGCCCACCGAAAACACCACCGAAACCTATACCTCCACGTTCACGTACAGGAGCTTTGTATTGACTGAATCCTTTTTGAACATTAGCGGCAAGTTGCGCTGCTGATTGTGCTGCGGCAGGAGATGTGCTTCTACCCAAAGGAGAAGGATTAGGGGATAAAGAACCTCTTTTGTTTATTTCAGCGAGGGCTTCTTCTAACGGAGTCATAGCCCAACCTTAAACAGAAGCTAGATAAGCGTCGTATTCTGCTTGAGCTTCAGCTAAAGTCATTCTTCCCGTGTCACCCATAAACGGGTCGTCGGCTAAACCTACAAAATCATTGTAAGCCTCTGCAAGAGTGCCGTAACCCATGCCAGCTCCTATCCGATCATAAATGTGTTCACGCATACCAAAATTAAGTTGTGGGTCTGCTCCCTGCGGTGCAGACGGCGGTGTCGTATTGTTTGTTGCAGCAATTTCAGCGAGCATATCTTTAAACTCTTTCATTGCTTCAGCATCACCAAAAAATGCGCTACCCATTTGTTGCTGCAACGCTACCAAATCAAGCAACACATCAGCAGAGACACCACCCCTACCTAAGATGTTGAGTAGTTGCTCATCTCCTAAAGTCTGCCCCTCCGTCGCTAAGTTGTTAACCGTTTCGTTGATCTTCTTTTCTAAACCAGGGTTAGCTGCAAATATGCCTGGCATCAAATACACTAAATCTGTTAAAGGTCGTTGACCTTGTTGTCTGGCTTCAAATTCTTCAAACGGAGACAAACCAGCAAAAGGATTAGTAGGATCTAAATATTGACCGTATGTTAGACTGTTAGGATCTGAGTCAATGCCAGCTACATTAAATTTGAGTTGTTCAGCAGCAGACAACTCATTAAAGCCCCTGTCAGCTATCTTCTCCCGTGAAGCCCTGTCAAGACGACCCTCTCTAATACCAGCAGTGTCCACATCAGCGTACTGACCTGCAAACATAGCACCCTCAGGGACACCAGTGAACGCAGACAACAACTCAGACGACAAACCACGCTCACGAGCCGTCTGACGATCCTGAGCAGCCAACATAGCAGCGTTCAAACCCATCTCCCTGCCTGTAGACCGCAAGTCCTGTTCAAAACCACCAAACACAGCTTCACCCAACAAAGCCCTATCTTCATCAGCGGAAGTGCCTATGTGACCCATAGCGTTCAAATAGTCTCGTTCAGCGTCACGACCACCCTGATAGGTGGCATCCATCATAGCGAACTCGTCAGCTACCAGAGCAGGGTCTATGCCCGCTGCGATCAACTGGGCGTTCAAAGCATCCCTGTCAGCAGTACGTTCAGTTTGTGCAGTAGCCATGTCGCTTTCAAAGCCTGCCATGACACCTGCTTGTTCAGCTATAAAATCCTCATAGACTCTTTTACGTTCCGCGTCGTACAAATCTCGCGCCGCTTGAATATCAATAACACCTGCATCAACCATGGCTTGTATAGCGGCTTCTCGTTCAGTTAACGCTTCTTCAACGATACCTATTTGCCTGTCTAAAGGCCTGCCACCACCAACAACACCCATGTCCATGTCGTCGCCCATGCCGCCGCCCATGTCAATGCCAGTATCAATGCCCATGTCAATGCCAGTATCAATGCCAGTATCAACTCCTGCGGGAACTAAACCTATTTGATTACCCGCTGCGCCTACACCCTGATTCCACTGAAACACATTA